TAATATATCAGGAACAACCCAAATTACCCCACCAAACAAAGCGACGGTTACTAATACTCTACAGGAACTACTTGCGGACTCAGAAGAAATTAAAAATGATATTGGTAAGTTTTATAATGAATTAACAAATAATATAATACCATCTGGTAATACAGAATATAATGATAGTTTTACTTTTGATAGTTATTTTAATGATAGTAACACTAATGGAGTACCAAGTTATAATAGATTCTTTATGTTATTTGGAAAAGAAATAATTGATGACCCAACTAAATTTGTACAAGGGTGTGTGGATAATGGATTACCAAACGCTAACGATGAGGATAAAAAGAAATGGTTTGATTTTTTATCTAAAAACGTGAATGAAGAACTTGTTAAAAACTATAAAAATTCAAAAACAGAAACAGACAAACATTTTAAGAAATTTAAAGACGATTACTTTAAGAATAACTTTAATACTTATAAAACAACTTTCACATCTAAAAAAAGAATAATGACTTATGAAATAATTTTAACTTCAACCGCTCCGTATGATGAGGATTTAAAGAAAATTTATTCAGATTCTAACTCTTCGGGTGATAAATTTAATTTGAAAAAAACATTCACATAATGAATTATTATAATAGATATGGTGATTTTTTAATTAATGGTTCTCCTACAGTGGTACCGTTTTTAAAACTACCACAAAGAGCCACAGACCAAAGATATGTCTATAGAGTTAATCAAAGTAGACTTGATAAGGTGAGTTATGAAAAATATGGAACACCATACTTTAGTTGGTTAATTTTGGCTTCTAATCCGATTTTTGGTGGTTTAGAACAAAATATACCTGACGGAACTATATTAATTATACCATTTCCGCTAGTTGCTGCATTGCAAGACTACAAATCTGCACTAGATACACATATTTTTTATTATGGCAGGTAAGATACCAAACTCAAAAAAAATATTTGTTGAAACCGATTACGATAATGTAATTTTAGTAAACCCAAATGAAGTGTATGCTGACGATAATAAAAGTGCAGCACCAAGATTGGTTGACCACGAAGATTTGGTTTATTATGCAAATTTAGAAACATTCATAATTCCAAGAACAAAATTGGCAATTGGTGAAAGTTTTGACTCACCGGTATTTAATACCACAATTGCTACAGTATTTGGTGGTGATGATGACTTAAAGATTAATTTTTTAAAACCAAAAGGGGGTAAAACAGAATTTGACACAAGTTGGTCAGACCAAATAACCGGTAAAGAGTCTAGAAATAAAAAAGGGTTAAATCAAAAAACAGAACAAGTAGTAAGTGTTGATGGTAACCCTAAATTTAAAAATAGTGTATCTAACTATGAAGATACACAATTATTAGGTATTAAAAGAATTTCGGTAAATGTTAAAGGAACTGGGGTTCCTGAAGTTAGTATTGAAATGGTTGATATACAAGGTAGGTCGTTATTTGAACAAGGTGAAAATTCTTTATATTCCGCATTTTTTAATTTCCCTTACCCATTATTTTATTTAACACTTAAAGGTTATTATGGTAAGGCAATAAGATATAGATTATCTTTAATGTCGTTTAATGCTAAATTTGATGCGGATACTGGTAACTATAATATTAGTTTAAAACTTATTGGTAAATTTACTGCCCTTCTTTTTGATACTCCTTTACAGTATGCCCAAACGGCTCCAAAAATGTATAATAGTCAGATTACTATAAATGACCCAACAACAGGTAACGTTAGACAATTAAACACATATAAGGGTAGACAAAAATTACATGAGGTTTATCAAATATATAAAAGAAAGGGGTTAATAGATAAAGACTTTAATGAAATCACAATAGATGAATTTAAATATCGAGTAAATAATTTTGTTACAAATATTTTAGAATCATTAATAAATGATAAGAAAGGTGATTTTACACAACTTAATGATATTATAGATTATAGAGAAAATTTAACAAAATTAAAAAAAGAAGTTTACGAAAACTCTTTAAATAATTTTTTAGATAGGAGTAGTTATTATGTTGTTAGTACAAACGGTGATAATGAAATATACTATCCGTTTAAAAAAGAAATCTCAGACCAATCTAAAGAAGATTACAAAACAAAAACACAAGATAGAATTGCAACTTATGTTGAAAATCTTCAAAATAACACGACATTTGGAACCAAGTCAAAAGACGCTAAAAAACAAATACCGGTAACAATAAAAGACAGTAAAGAGGTTATTAAAAAATTAGATTTTAATAGTTGGATTGCAAATGAAAAAAATGTTCAAAATACTTTTTACTTTAGGACGGGTAAACAATATAATCCAAACGACCCTAATATTGTTGCTGACTATCAAAAATTTGTTATAGACGAAACTGAAAATAATGAACTAAAAAGAGTTTTAGTAAATAATGTTTTGGTATCAGAAATTCCGGATTATTTTGTTTTTGGTGACCAATTGGTTAACAATGGTGTTTACTTAAAAAATAGTTACTTGTTTAAGTTGGAAAAAACTTTAAACACAAATGAAGAAATAATTGAAAAAGAATTAGGGGGATTATTATCTAAAGCGGCTTCGGGAAATTTAGGATTTGTACCAACAATAAGAAATGTATTTGCGGTTATTATGGCAGGCGCCGATACATTTTATAGGTTAATGGATGACGTACATCAAGATGCTTGGAATGTTAGAGATGATGTTGCTAGGCTTATGTCGGTTATACCACCTGAAAAGGCGTTTTCGCCTGATGCGCTTAAGGCGTTACAAACATCTAGTGGTGACTTAAATAAAGATAATGTAATTTATCCTTGGCCATTATATTTCACATTAGAAAAACAAAAAGATGGGAGGGAATTATACACAATACAATATCCTGGAGACTCAAAAGTTATAAATCAAACTAGAGCGTATGATTATAGAATATGGCCTGAAATAGGGTTTGTGGAGGCATATTTAAAAGGTGTGGTAGAAAAGGCAAAACCAGAAGAAGGTAATTTATACGAAAACCCATTAGACACTACTAAGTTTGTTTCTGCAAATGCTTTGGAGTTTCCATTTAAAACATTACCATATCAAGATTTAGACGCAATAAAAACACTATATGAAATTTATGAGAGGGCATATATAATCGCTCACTACAGTAAATTAGACCCAACGATAGTTTCTCCAAAACAAATAGATAAATTCTATGGTGATATTGAAAGTAAAAATTTAAGTTTAATTGCTCCTGATGATATTTCATTAAATAAGACTTTAAAAGAGTTAAAACTTAATCTAACCACTTTGTTAGATTATATGAAAAAAATATCTAGTAACGGACAAGGTGATAGTTGGCAAACATATCTAAGAAGTTTATTTAAAACTGAGTATATTGAAAATATGTTAAAGGTACAAGATGAGATATATAGTATTGATACTTTAAGTTCAAGATCAATAAAAGTTTCTTCAGACCAACCATTAGTCACTAATTTAACTGATTATCTAAAAAGTACTGATAGTTCAAAAATAAACACATTAGATACCTACCCATTTACAAATGTTTCTTGGTTAAAAGAAAATGTGTCTGATGGGTTTACTTTAAATTCTTTTGATGAATTTAATGATACAACTAAAACTTTTGTTTATTTACAAGATAAAAAAACCATTGCTAGAATTAATGAAACCGAAACGTACAAGAATATCAAATTATTTACAGATGATTTTTCTTTTAAAAATAATGTACAACCATATATTACTAATCAAAGTAATACCGTTTCAGTAACAACAAGACAAACTTTATTTGATTTTTATAAAAAAAGGAGGATTAAAGATTATTATATAACCGAATCGTCTATTAATTACGGTACCTCATATAGTGGTCAAGTTAATACTCAATACCAAACAACATCATTATTAAATACTCCTTATTTTATTAATTCAATAATTAATGGGGTTGAATTAAATAAGACAAAAGATAAAAATGCATTTGTACCATTAGGGTATTTGTATCTTAATTCCATGCCATTGATTACCACCAAAGAAAGATTAAAAAATATTAATAATGATGGGACAATTACGGATTTAGATTATTTGGCGGCAACATTTAAAAAATATTCAGCAATACACCAAGTCCCGTATGCTTGGGTTTTAAAGTATGGGTCAATTTGGCACCGATATAAAAAATATATAGAAACGGGGGTAGATATATTAGATAGTGTTTGGAAAGATTTTGACTATGCTGGTTCTTATGACCCTGTAACATCTGCAATTACAACACAATATACAATTCCTAACTATACAGGGGGTTCACAAAACATAAGGCTACAAAATACAGAAGTATTTCCAATACCTTCAATACAATCAAAAGACACTATTAATGTTGGGTTTTACCCTAAAGTTATAAACGCGGTAAATAATTTTGTAATTGGTAAAGATTTGTTTACAGGGTATACCACTTCTGATTTTTTAACTGCATACACAAAAAATAAATTAAGAATTGGGGTTAATGGACAATCGACAAAGGTTTTAAATTTTGGTTTCGATACTGCAAATCTTAATCGGTCGTTAATAAAACAAAACTATTATCAATATAGAGAATTCAGTGCAGCAACTTCAGTTAATCAAGGTAATACGTCTATTTTACTTTACCCTTCTATGGGTGGTATACCAATAGACCAATCAATATTTGAATGTGTTAACGATACTGATAACTTAAAGACGGAACTTTTAAATAACAAATCACTTTATAATGGTTCGGTTAGGTCTTTATGGGGTACATCTCATTTTGGATATTTTGATAATAGTTTAATTAAAAAACCATCACCAACACAATATGTAAAAAACATAGACACCGAGTCTGAGGAACAATATCCTTTTGATATAGGGTCAACACAATCATTCTATTCAAACATAGATGAGATTTTCAATATTTTTACTGTTGAAATGTTAGATAAATTTGAAGAAAAGTTTTTAGGGTTTTGTAATTATAACCCAAAGGCTAAAGACATATCATTAACCGATGAGATTATATCACCAACGTATAACCAAACGGGAGGTTTACATAATTTAGAAGAGAAGTCACTTGTTAGTCAGATTAAATCATTATTTGTTGTGAGTAAAACAGGAATAGATTTTGTTAATCAAAACGTTGACGGTAAAGCATTAGCAACTAAACAAATAAGTTCATTTACAGAATCAGTTAAAAAGTTTTTAAATTTTGATTGTGTAATAAAATTAGGTAATCCAGGACATTTTAATAGAAAATTATTTAATTCGTTTTCTAATCTAACACAATTTGTACCAACCGATAAATATCAATTTTCACCTTATATTAAAGGCACATTACCTGGTGACGGAACATCTGTAACATTACTACAAAGTGTCGCACAAAATAAAGATGCGTGGGACTCATTAAGAAAGTATTTGGGGTATTCTACAATACCAAAATTAGACTTCCAAACTCAAGTACAACCATCTTTTCCTTCCGTACCATTAGCGGCATCAATCCCGACCTCAACATCATTTGTAAATTACACATATATTCCACCAATACCGACACAAACATTTAGAACTTTTCAAGATGTATGTACAGGACAATATTTTAATATAACTGACCCGAACAATTTTTCTTCGCTAAACTACACTAATGGGGATATATGGTATTTGGATGTTGTTGATAGTGCATCACAAGATAAAAAATTCTGTGCTAGAAAAGTATCAGATAGTGCAATAACTACTAACTATAATATAGTTGCTGAGGACAATACATATCTTGACGGAAATACCGGAAACCTTTTGCCAGAAAGTTTTTGTATGTCTTTTTGGAATACAAATGTAAATTGCTCACAATCTCCATTAAATACATCACTACAATTAGAATTTGTTGGTGATAGTTCTGTTATATTACCTGAAACACCAAATCAAGATAACATTAACTACTTTAATATTGTTAAACCTAGTGGTGGATATACCGTTTATAAATTAACAGGAATACCTGTTTTTGAACCACTAAATTTTAGTAGTACTCTATTTTATCCTGCAAATAGTAATATAAATGACCCTAATAATAGTTCATTACCATTTAATGGTAGTAGTGGTTTAGATACAAACTACGCGAGAGTATTTGAGGTTAATGGTAACACTTCTGGTAATTATATAATGACCGTTAAATATGCGGTAACCGGTGTAAGTTATCAAACATTGTCTGCAAACATTTCTACAGTAAGCGGTAACCAAACAACAACACCAACACCAACTAACCCCAACCCAAATGTCACTCCACTACAAAACACTCAAAAATCATACGTAACCGATTTCTTTATTGATAATAACATTGCGTTTAATTCAGCAAACGTTGAAACCGCATATCCATTAATAAGATTATACGCAGAACAAAAATTAAAAGACCCTACCTTTAATAGTACAAAATTCACAACTTTCATAAACAATTACTTAACATCGCAGTATAACTTACAAAATGGTATTGTTAGTGAAACGTTCACTAATCTAAATAAGATATTAAAAGACATCCAAATAACCACAAATACCCAACCGGTTACGGTTAATGGCGATAACACAAAATTAACTTTATATAATACTTTAAAAGGGTTTAATGATAAATGGATTGCTGGTTCTGATTTAAAAACCGTAACACTATTTGAAGACTTTTTATTTATGGATAGAGCTAATAGTGATATTGGTGATACCTATATTGTTGACGTACAAAAAGTAGTTGATAGTTTGGATACGGATAAAAATCCTAATATGAACTTAATGCAGGCCGTTAGTAATATATTAGATGATAACCAGTTTATGTTTATGGCAATGCCAGCATATATTAATTTTTATGGATTACAAGAGGCGGTTAAAAACGGAAAGGCCGTCGAAGACCCCAACGTAGGTAATTCGCTTTTTGGTACATATTTGGAGGTTGACTATACAAAATCAAGTCCTAAATTTTTATGTTTATATATGGGTAACCCGTCAGAGTACCCTAAACCAAAAGAAAATTCATTTAATAGATTTGGTGATGATAGTTTTGATTTAAGAGTACCAGATAACCCACTAAGGGTTTCTGACCCTAATAGAGATTACTCAAAAACAAACAAAGTTGTTGGTTTTAGTGTTGATTTTGGTATACAAAATCAAAGTATATTTAAAACTTTAGATTTAGATATGTCGGAAATGAAAAATACGTCAGAATCTTTTAAAGTTTTTGCTGATATAGGGAGTTCTGTTGCTGGAGATAAAGTAGGACAACAATCTACATCAATGTATGGGGTATATAAGTCTAGATCGTATTCTTGTGGTGTGCAGTCTATGGGGAATGTTATGATACAACCTACAATGTATTTTGTATTAAGACATGTGCCAATGTTTTATGGTCCTTATTGGATATACGAAGTAAATCATAATGTTTCTGAAAGTGGTTTTGATACTGATTTTAAAGGTACTAGAATACCTAAATATAGTTTACCTAACGTTGATAATTTATTAGTTAATGTTAATAAGAAGATATTAAGTTCATTTAAAGAAAAAATTAAAAAAGTAATTCCAGAATCTGGAGTTACTGCACAATCGCCGACTGAGAAATTATTAACTGAGGACCCAAAAATTATTACAACAACCGAAGTAAAATGTAGGGATACGTCGGCTTACCCAACAATTCCGTTCTTAGATATAAGTGCTAGTACTTATACTCTTAATGAAATTATTAGTGTTATAGATTCGGCAACAACAAATACGGAAATTAGGGCATTACTTTTAGGGATTGCCATCATATCAACATTAAATACACGTAATAACCTAATATATAACGTAATTAATAATAATTTGTATGAAATTACAACATCAAACGCACCAAGAGGAAATTTAGCAACATTTATTACCGAACAATCTTGTGTTGATATATCTGGAATTAAAGTACCTATTGCTAAATTCCCAAATATATTAACGGCAACAAATTATATGATTTCTTATTATCAGGTTTATTCCCCAATGATTCAAAATTTAAAAAATGTTAATCCTAATATTGATGTTAATGTTAGTTATGGTAAAGCATTGACCCAATTGGCCCTAACCACATGGAAAACTGCTGCCGCGGTAACATCATCATTAAACGCTCAACAAATTAAAGATTACGTTGAAAATGATTTATTATTAAATAATGCGACTACGTATGATGCGTATGTTAAGATATTTAAAGATAGTTATGAGTTTTTTGTACAAAACCCTTAGTGTCGTATATTTATATAAAAATAAAAAGTATGAACATGAAAAATTTACTTGACGATTATCTTAAAAAAGATGTTCGTGTAACTCAAAAAGATGGTGGTAACGGATACCAAGAAGTTTGTGATTTAGATACCGGCGATTGCTATACAATCAGAATGAAAGATGGTTTGATTGAAAGAGTAGATAATACTATGAAAACAAATAGAACGTTAAAGGTTGAAACTCCGCAAGGGGTTAAGACATTATTAAATGGTTAAAAATTAAAAAAATGAGTTTAGATAGAAAAATATTAGAAGAATTAAAAAGATTCAATCAGATTAATACCTACGTCTTAAATGAGCAGCCCGAACCACCAGCACCACCCGCACCTGTTGATCCGGTTGCGGATCCTGGATTGGAACCACCTATAGGTGAAGTGCCACCACCGGCAGACGCTGCAGGAGCACCACCGGCAGGAGGTGATGCAATTCCAGAGCCAATTGATATAGAAAATGACCCTGATGTTGAAGAAGTTGGTAATGAACCTGAAGGTGGAGAAGGAGAGTCAGAAGAAATCGATATCACAGATCTTGTTACTACACAACAAGAAATACAGGCTAAACAAGATGAGTTTATGGATGGCATATTTACTAAGTTAGATGAATTAGAAAGTAAATTATCACACATGGACGAAATCATGGATAAGATTAGTGGTCTTGAAGCTAAATTTGACAAATACCGAGAAAAAACTCCTGAAGAAAAATTAATGTTACGTTCATTAGATTCTTACCCATTTAACCAAAAATTAACGGATTTCTTTGATGATAAAAAAGATGAGATGGAAGCGACAGGTAAAAATGAATATGTATTAACTTCTGATGATGTTGAAAATTTTTCACCAAATGAAGTTAAAAAAACATTTAATGTTTACGACGAAAACGATAACGCATTGTAATATAAAAATAAAAATTTAAGGGGATTGTAAGTCCCCTTTTTTTATGCCATTTCATTTGACATTCTGACATTTGTACCTATATTTGTTGTAGATAAAAGAGTAATAATTTAAAATTAATTTATGGCAAATTCAGTATTAGATTCCGTACTTGCGCAGTACGAGAAGAACGCACAACCAAGTGGTTCACAGAGAGTAAACATCTCACAAGAAGACAGATTAAAGAGATATTTTTCCGCAATCTTAATGAAAAACGAAACATCCGCACAACGTAGAGTTCGTATTTTACCCACAAAAGATGGTTCATCGCCATTTGTTGAAGTATGGTATCACGAAATCATGGTAAACGGACAATGGGTTAAGTTATATGACCCGAGTAAGAATGACAACGAACGTTCTCCACTTACAGAAGTTTATAACGAACTAATCCAAACAGGTAAAAAAGAAGATAAAGATTTAGCTTCACAATATCGTTCACGTTTATTTTACATTGTAAAAGTTGTTGACCGCGATAACGAACAAGATGGTGTTAAATTTTGGAGATTCAAACACAACTACAAAAATGAGGGAATTTTGGATAAAATCCTTCCTATTTGGAAAGCTAAGGGTGATATCACTGACGCAGAAAAAGGACGTGACTTAATCATCGAACTTAAGAAAGCAAAAACACCACAAGGAAAAGAATACACGGTAATTCAAACGGTTATGTATGAAGACCAAGCATTACTTCACGAAGATAAAGAAATCATGAGTGGATGGTTGGATGACGAATTAACATGGAATGATGTATACGCTAAAAAACCTGTTGAGTATTTGGAAGCAATTGCAATCGGAGAGACGCCAATGTGGAGTACAGAACTTAAAAAATATGTTTATGGTGAAAGTGCTGACATTTCTATTGGTGGAACAAAAACAAAACAAGAGATTCCTGTAGTGGATCCACAAGTGAATGAAGAGCCTGCAGAAGACCTACCATTCTAAGTTTATTAACAACAAAAAATTAGGCGGGGACCATTTAAAGTTCCCGTTTTTTTATATATATTTTTTATAACAAATATTGATTATTATGGCATTGAAAAAGAAAGAATTTAGTTTAGACGCAATAAAAAATAAGTTCTCAACCAAAACAAAATATAAACCCGAAAGTTTTTATAATTGTGGTGAGGCCTTTATGAACTCTTGTGGTTTACCTGGCCCTGTAATGGGTGGTGTTAATATGTTCTTGGGGCATTCAAACACTTCAAAAACAACGGCAATGATATTGGCGGCGGCCGATGCGCAAAAGAAAGGTCATTTACCTGTTCTTATTATTACTGAGAAAAAATGGTCTTGGGAACACGCAATTGAATTAGGATTGCAAGCGGAGAAAAACGAACTTGGTGAGTATGATGGTATGTTTATCTTTAATGATTCATTTGACGTTATCGAACAAGCAACCGAGTTTATTAATGAAATACTTGATTCTCAAGAAAAAGGAGACATACCTTATAGCCTATTGTTTTTATGGGATAGTATTGGTAGTGTCCCTTGTCAGATGACTTTTGATGGAAAAGGTGGTGGTATGCACAACGCTAAGGTACTTGCAGATAAGATTGGTATGGGAATTCATTCAAGGATTTCAAAATCTAAAAAAGAAGAATACCCTTATTATAACACTCTTGTGATTTTAAATCAACCTTGGGTGTTACTTCCTGACAATCCGTTTGGACAACCTGAAATAAAGGCTAAGGGTGGTGAGGCAATATGGTTAGCATCATCATTAGTGTTCTTATTTGGTAATCAGAAAAAGGCGGGTATTAGTCACATTGATGCTACTAAGAATGGTAGAAAAGTATCGTTTGCAATTAGAACAAAAATTTCTATATTAAAGAATCATGTTAATGGTCTTGGATATAAAGATGGTAAGATTATTGCGGTACCACAAGGTTATATTACAGACACAAAAGAATCTTTGGATAACTATAAGAAAGAATATTCTGATTATTGGGAAACAAAATTAGGGTATTCAGATTATTCTTTAGACGAATCTGATGATGACTCTGACGAGTAAAAAAGTATTTTCAAACAACTTAAAAAATTTAAATGATTAAAACTCTTGTTATTGACGGCAACAATCTACTAAAGATTGGTGTTTGTGGGGTCAAAGATTTTTATAACAAAGGAGAACACGTTGGCGGGATTTGGCATTTCTTAAACACAACCAGAAGATTTTTGGATGAAGGAAACTACAATAAAGTTGTGGTTTGTTGGGACAGTGAAAGTAGTTCAACACAACGAAGATTATTTTATCCCAATTATAAACTTAACCGAAGACAAGCAAATACCGAAGAACAAGTACATTCATTCTCATATCAAAAGACAAGGGTAAAACAATATCTTGAAGAGATGTTTATAAGACATATTGAAATTGATGCTTGTGAGGCTGATGATATTATTGCGTACTACTGTAAAATATCTAAAGACGAACACAAAACTATTTTCTCAAGTGATAGAGACCTTACACAGCTTATCTCTGAAGATGTGAGTATCTATTCCCCGAGTACTAAAAAACATTATAAGAATGGGGATATGATTAAAATGTATGATGTTGAGATACCTCACTATAATGTTAAAACTTGGAAAATATTATCTGGCGACAAGTCAGACAATATTAATGGTATTTATTATTTGGGAGAAAAAACATTAGTTAAGTTATTTCCTGAGTTACTTGACAAAGAGGTAAATATCGCCGATATTTTAACAAAAGGGGAATTACTTTTAAAAGAAGATAAAGATAATTCAGCCTTAAAAAACCTATTAAGTGGTAGAACAAAGGATGGTATTTTTGGTAATGAGTATTACGAGATAAATAAAAAACTTGTAGATTTATCGGAACCACTAATAAGTGAAGAAGGAAAAGAATTAGTTGAATCTTATTATTCCGAGTCGATGGATCCCGACGGAAGAGGACATAAGAATTTAATTAGAATGATGATGGAAGATGGTTTGTTTAAATACCTACCAAAGAATGACGAAAATTGGATTTATTTTATAAAACCATTTTTAAAGTTAACAAGAAAAGAAAAAACAAAGTTTAAAAACAAAAAGTAAAACAAAAAAAACATGAAAGAACAAAACGACGTAACAAAGGTTGAATTCTTAATTACATTAAACAACAACTTTGTTGTTCAGAGATTTTTTAATGTTAAAGGGTTCAATATTAAAGCAAAAAATAGTATTGAACTTCTAAATTACCTTAATGGGTTATCTCTAGATTTACAAACTAAATTAAGAAATAAATGTGTTGTCTATATGTTAGAAAATCGTTTTCAAATTGAAGAGGATTCTAGTATTTTAGAAACATCAAATACGGATGGACCGGAGGTATTTAACATCATTTTAAAGTTAGGAAATGAGACAATTTGTCATAGAGTGATTGATGCTAAAGTATACCCGCCGAAGGTAAGATATACGCTGGACGTACGACCATCAATAAAAAACATTCTAAGAGACCTGACTGACATTTTATCAGATAAAAATTTATCTTATAATTACCTAAATTATTCATTCGCCTAATAGTATTTATTAGAAAACAAATAACAAATCATTAAATTATGTCAGACAAAAAGAACTTCGGGTATCTAGGGAATACCTTTCAAAATCAATTAATAAATAACATTATTGTTTATAAAGATTTCTCAAATTCCATCATTGAAGTTATTGACCCGCACTATTTTGATAACCAATATTTCCGAATCATTTGTCAAATGATAAAGGAGTTTTATTCAAAATATGAGCACACACCTACGTTTGATACACTTGAACAACTGACAAAGTCAGAAATTAGTTCTCCGATGGCTCAGAAGAGTATTTTAGACACTCTTGACCAAGTAAGGACGGTTTCAGATGATGGTTCAGCGTACGTACAAGAAAAAGCCCTAAAGTTTTGTAAACAACAAGAACTCCAAAAAGTAATGACTAAAGCTCAATCAATCATCGATAAAGGTGATTTCGAGAGTTACGATACGTTAGAAGAAATGGTACGTGGAGCACTTCAAGTTGGCGAAACCGACAAAGGAACAAC